AGTTCACCGTTTTGGTGATCCGGGTGTCACTTGAATTGTAGACCGACACATCAAATCCGGTAGCCGACGAGTTGCTGATGACGTAGTAGTCACCTGATGCGTTAGTCGTGAAAACGATCCCGACAGAAGGCGTCACATAGAACTTGTTGCCAGTTCCATAAGTCACTGACACGTCTGCACTGGTGCTAGTCGTCACCGATCCAGTCACTGAACGCCTTGGCATTGAAGCTTGAACGCGCAGCTGGTCAACGGCAATCTGTTCCTGTGAGCTGCCAGTGCTGAACTCTGCTTTGACCTGGTAACCACGAGCCTTGAACTCAGCGTTGTTAAACCGACGCCAGCTCGTGAACGTAGGAGAGCCCGCAGGGTCATCCTGCGTGGTGCGGATATACAGCTCAACATCACAGGTGTTTGGAGCGGCGCCGTCAAACTCAGTGATCAGGTCAAAATCAGGCTCATCGTCAATGCGTTCTCCATACGGGAAGAAGCTGCGAGCCCGCAACGTGCTGTCCAGCCTGAGGCTAAACACATCGCTCAACTCAAACGTGTTGCCGTTATTGAAAACATACGTTCCAGACGTGTGTAGCTCGCTATCGCCTTGTAGGACATAAGTATTGTCATCCTCAAGAAGCAACGCATTTCCATCTTCAAGGTCAAAGTCGCCAAGTGCGTTCAACTCATTACCTGTATCTGCCAGCTCTAGTTCATTGTTTGTGGTGTCTACCGTCAGGTTGGTTTTAGTGCCGGTGAATGATGGATCTTCTGTAGAACCCAACGCACCAACAACTTCAACGCTTTGAAGATCCGCCTTCGTAAATTCAATCAGCGCAGCAGTCAGGCTTTCACGCCCACCAGAATCAACAAATTTGGCGCTGTACGTTCCAGCCTTTAAGTCGGCATAAGCTTCAGTTGCAGAGCCTGCAATCTGCTCAGAGATGCTTGTTGAAGTCGGCCAAGTGACGCCGCTCAAATTAGGCGAATGACGCAACCTCACATAGCCGCCAACACGCACATCCAAGTCAGTGGATTGTGTCCAGGTCAAACGTGCCTGGCCGTTGACCGGAATCATGCTGAAACCAGCCACATTGCCTGGTGCAGCGGTTTTGCCTACCAGCTGAAAATCAGCAGACGTAATCTGACTGCCTTTGTTCAGGTAGTTTTTGGCCTGAATCTGCACATACAGCCGACCAGCACGCAGGTTGCGCAGCGTGACTGACGGCGAAGACGTATCGACGGCCTGCCAGTTGTCATTATCAATCCGGTATTGAACGCGGAACTCACTAACGTTGACGCGATCATGGTTCCAGCTAACCGACGCACCAACGAAAACACCGCTACCTTCTTCGTATAAGAACTCTTCGATACTGATACTGTCAACCGGATTGGGAATCAACGACAAGTTGCTAATGTCGCGATTAGTCAGTTCAACGTCAGTCTCAACAGCGTCATAAATTGTGCTGTTATATGCAACAGCACTAACGCCGTAGATGCCTTGTTCTGCCTCAGCGACAGAAATAACGCGGAACTGCTGGGACTGAATCTCATCGTTCTGGAAAAGAAAAACCGATCCAGCAGCAGGCGCCTCACTAAACGCACTGGTCACGCTGATCTCTGCCGTTCCATTTGTCAGCACTGTGATGCCGCCAACCGGGACATCCTTTTGCTCAACTAGACCAGTAGATAACAAAACTGAAAGCTTGGGATTATTGGCGGCAGCCAATACGGCACTCAATCCGTTGCTGCTATCCGTTGTGATTTTTGTTGTGGTTGCAGATTTGACGCGACCTGAACGACGCGCTCCAGCGCGAGTGGGGTCCGCAATGTCAACGACCATGCCAGGTCGCAGGATGATGCCGCTTTCAATCGCAACACTGAACTGAATTGTCTCAGTCAGATTCTGCTCAGACAGCAGCGTCCACTTGCCGATGCGATGCGCTTGGCCTTGGCTGTAACAACCAATCGCCTTGATGTCTTTTTTGATGATGCCGTACTTGGCGACCGCATCATGGTCTTCAACGTATTCATATTCGACATCGCCACGGGTGTCGTATGACTGCCAAGCAACAACAGCAACGGTATGGCGCGCTTTCTGTGACGTGCCTTGATATTGAAAGATGCCATCAACAACATTGCTAGGACCAAGCAAATACTGTGGGTCAGACGGCTTGTCCTGCAGCAACTGCAACGTTCCAGCGCCGTAATAAGCAATGCCACGGAAGATGGCAGTCATCTGCTGGATGACGTTATAGACCTCATCCCTGCTGTTAATCAGCATGTTGAGGCTGAAGCGCGGCTCCTGCCCGCCCGCTCCATCATTAACAAGCTGGTTGCAATACTGGCTAATCGCGAAGAAATCGTACTTATCCAGCGATGATTCTGGAACGCCTGCGCCGTAACGCTCGCTAATTAACAAGTCATAAAAACACCAAGCCGGATCGTTCGTCCATGTTGCAGCCTGGAATGTGCCGTCCCAGATGCCGGAATATGTGATTCGTCCTAGGTGTGTGGTCGTGTCTACCGTTGCGTTGCTTGGGATCTTGACCTTGATTCCACGAATTAGATATTTACGGGTTGGAATGCTGCTGAACTGACGTGAGTCAAACCGCAAGCCCACCAGTGCTGAGTTGGGATAGCGGAACTTGTCATCAATAATCTCAGTAAAGCTTTGAAAGATCGTTCTGTTGGCTCGTTTCGGGCTTGTCTCATCGGCGCTGACACGCACCATGCGCACATCAACAGGAAAACTGCCGGTCAAATTGACCAAATAATCACGTTGATAGCGGTTGCTGCTTTTACCGCTAATCGTGTCAGTAATAACGTCGTTATATCCACCGTTGTTGTACTGAATCTGAATTTTGATCTGAACGCTGTGACCAACAACATCACCATCGTCTTCGAATACTTGGAGCGATGGAATCGTCAGCGTGACACGCAAACGATCAACATCTGTGTCCGTGATGCTGCGAGTAACTGAAATGCCGTTTGTAACCTCAACGCTAACTGCTGTTTCTCGTTCTGTTGTATTAAACGGTCCAGCAAGGTGCGTCTGGCCTTGCGTTCCAACACGGGTGACAACAGTAAAACCCTCAAAATTGTTGGTACCGTCAGCTGCTTGGACAGGCGTATCGTCCAAAAAAATACTCTTGTTGCCATCTTCAAGGCCGCCAATCTCGCCTTCGCTGATCAGGTCAACGACATTGGCAAACTGTGTTGACTGAAGCGTGTCGTCCTGTTCAGTTGGCGTGCTCCTGCCACCACCGCTTTTACCCCCACCGCCGCCTGCACCCGCGATCCGAGCACCCAGTCCAGCATTGTGGACGCGAATGTTATTAGCAATAAAAGTGTGTTGTCGCTCTACCGTCAGGTTGTAGACGGTAGACGTTCCAAGCCCTTCTCGACTCATCATTGGCCGGAGATGGCCCATAACATCAATCAAGCAGTCATCAAAACCAAGGCTTCCGATCGCGACAAATGCGTTGTACTGGTTTAAAACCCAGTGGTTTGGCGTTGCATCTACATATTCGTCTCCCCAAAAACCATATCGGAAGACTTGTTCATTCTCATGAACATGGACTTTCAACACTTTTGCAACATGGGTGTTGCCCTTGTCGTCAAAGCTGATTACTTCGCTGCCTTCTTTTAGTTCGTCAATGCGAACCTGGCCATTAGGCGTAGAAACAAGCGTGTCGCCAGTGAAACAACCACCACCGCCAGCGCCTTGAATGTATTTGGTCTGAGTCATACCTGCACCTGATCAACGTCAAGGCCGCTGGATAGCACCGCCGATCCAACGAACAGCCGTCCATAGGCTATTGGGCAGGGCATCCCTTGACGACTGGTATTGACGACGTTGGAAAACGTAAACGACTCCAGCTGCACTGACTCGTCCAGAGTGCTGTTTGGCTTTGGTTGCGGTGAAAGCGCCTGAGCAATACCGCCAAGCACTAAAAAAACGCCGATATTTCCTGCAGCAACAGCAAGACTCAAACCCGTTGTGGCCGTTACACCAGAAGCAAGTCCAAAACCACTAGTTGTAAAGGCGATTGAAGTGCCACCAGTAACGACTGCAAGAGCAATTAAACCAACTCCGGCAAGGATTGTTCCTGTCCCTCGGCCCGCACCAGCAACGACAGGCGTGATGCTAAACACTTCCTTGTCGCTAAAAGGCATCAACAAAGGAGCAACGTTTTCTTGAGTTACCTTCTCTCGGCTGATCGATACTCGATAACCAATGCCGTCTTTTTCGCTATCAATTAACCACTTCTCTAGCCCTGGAAAATTGACGCACAATGCCTTAATCGCCTGCGCTGGTGTTGCTACGTCAAACTCAAACCGGCATTGACCAAGCCGTTTACGCAAAGCGCCATAGACCTTAACGACTTT